GTTTGTGTCGGGCTCGCTAATTGACTGTCGTCAAGCGTGTCCTCAAGCCCAGCAAAGAGCGGTAAATCACGCACAGCCTTCGTGTATTGTTCCATATAATCGGACATGACATAAATTGTTGTTGATAATTCTCCAATGATATCCTGCGTGTTACGCAAAGCTTCTATAAAATCCGCATCTTGCGAATCAATCCAAGTCTGCTCCGTCAGTTTCTTCGATATCGTCTCGAACGATACTTTCACCTTCATCACGTTGTTGCTCATTGACTTGCTCCTCTGTGTAATCTCTTTCCCTGCGTGGTCGTTTACCACCCAAGAAGTTTATCAGGTTATTCATAGCGCGGTTCACGCGCATACGCGCAGCGTCCTGACTGATAGATAATTCCTTTGCTACTACCGCTATGTCAAAGTTGTCTGCGAAACGTAAGTAAATCAGGTTGTATTGTTCTTCAGGTAATTTCTCTAGTGCGTGCTGGATATCTGCCATCATAGCAAACCAATTACCACCCTCAGCAGCAACCTTCTTCGTGCTACTGAAGCCTAAATCTACGAGTGATGGTGCTACTAAATCTCCGCGCATTACCGCTGGAAGTAGTAGTTCTACCACCTCTCGATCGTAGTAGTATAAGTCATCAACCTTGTACCCGACCGCGTTAGCCTTCTCTTTCTGACAGTAATCCTTAGCAGCATTACGCAACGAGCGCGCTATGAGCTTCGTTGATTGCTTGCCGTCAAGTGCTTCCCACACCTTCACCTTGTTAGGGTGTTCCAAGAACCATACCCAAAGTTCCTGCCTTATATCTTCGACAGGAACCATGTAGAACTTACGAGAAAACTCATACGCAATAGAAGCAACAAGATTCTCATAATGTTCTGTTATTACCACGCGTACACTTCTCCCTCTACGCAAAAGGAACGACCAATAATTGGAACATTCACGGGTGTTACGTTCGATCGACGAACATACAATACCGTGAATCCTTGTTGCCAGTTAGCAGCACCTGTTGATAGGTAATCTGCTTTATTTAGATCCATTAAGTGACCTACTTCGACTCCGAAAAGTCTATTGGAGATTCGACCATTGTAACCGACGTGATAATGTTGGATTCCTTGGCGATGAGTGTGTCCACATACGACAGATAGTCCGATACGTCTTGCAAGGTTAAGCGCAGTTCCTCCCGCAGTTTGTAAAAGACTTCCCTCATCTCCGTGGGCAAGAGCCCATCCGGGCGCAAATTGCCAGATTTTATTGTGATAGGTAATATCAAGTTCATCGTATCGGAGCAACGCTTCATACTCCAATTCGCGCAATCCTGCAAGTGCTGGAGCGTACTTGTCGATGTAGTTTCCGATTCTATCTCCATGATTACTCCTCATCACATGAAAAGGTTTATCACCTAATGCATTCTTGAAACCTTCCATAATATTAGATGTCTTATCAAGACCTGCCTGTAAAGTCTTTGAGTATTCTGCTGCTCGTCCCTTGTTCCATCGTGATGGTTCAGGGCTATCAGCCTCATCACCTACGCAGTATACTTCATCAGGCTCGAAGTCCTCAATGAATTCTTGAAGCGTAGTGATGGCCCTGCCATCGTGACTAGGTGCTTGAATATCAGAAAGAACTACTATTTTCTTCAGTTTCATCGCTTACCTTTTTTCTTTGTAGGGGGTTTTTTCTTTGCTCTACGCTTGTTTTCTTTAGCGACATTATCACTCTTACGTACTGCCCGAAGATTCGACGGGCGATCATCTCCACTACGTCCACCATTGTTTTTATGATCCACTTCTATATTTCGTGGTAGTGTTTTTCCTGTTCGCTTTTCGTATTCAACTCTTGCTTTGTTACTTGAAGTAGTAACAACAGTTCCATCTTTTTTCTTACGCTTGAACACATAGATCTTCCTACCACCGTTTTGTTTACTACCTTTGTATGGTCCGAATATCTTCATTCTTGGGGCCACTTTCCTCTCAGTACCATCATCGATATGATGGAATAGTTTGCTAAGTCCTTGAAAGAATCCTCAAGAGATTCATTCTCAGGACTACTGCCCGAATCTATTAGATGGTTGATACGAGCAATCTTGTCGTGCATACGAACGCGGAGCCCATTAAGAGCTCCGCCCGGTGAGTGAGAAATATTCTTTGGTCCGTAGTCCTTGTGCTTCTTGAGTAGAAGGGAAGCCAACTCATCAGCAATATCTAGAACATCAAATTCAAAGTTATCTGTGTCATCTAATAACTTGTACGCTTTCTCAGTAAGAGTCCACACTTCAGCACTACTTGTCATGCTTTTTACCTTCCTCTATAAGCATCTTCTCTAAACCATTGTAAACTTCGTGCATCTCTGTGTGTACAAGTACTTCCTCCATGAAATCAGCAAGTAATCCCTCTCCTGCGTTCATAAAGACTAGAGCAGTGCTCTGCACGCATTCGTATGCATCTTGGTACTTGTTTTCCATAATCAAGTTATTGAGTGTTGATAGAAACTGAAACACATCAAATGTGTAGTTACGAGTCAGACGTACGCCCCACTCGTATTGAACGTCGTTATGCCCAAGGAAGTCAAAGATATCTCTAAACTGGTCACCACAGTTACATTCATATCGACCATCATGGTCAGGAATTAATGGCTTATCCACGTACGCTCGCTATCTTATTCTTAAAGAAATCAGGACCTTCCTGACGATACATTGAATTTACATCTTCTCCTTCAGGCATCTGAATCACAGTCAAACCTGAGAGTTCTCTTGCGAGAGACTTTGCGAACTCGTGTCCTGCGTTGTCTCCATCGGCAAATAAGAACACATTGTCAAAGTCAGCCAAGAGCCTAGTGTAATGCTTCTTCCAATTGTTAACACCTGGAACACCCACGGCAGGTAGGTTGCAGACAACATCGAGCGTGATGGTGTCAATCTCACCTTCAGCAATACAAATGTATGAGCCCGCTCTGAAAAAAGCTCCGACATTATAGAGGCGAGTTGTTGCCCCACTAAGCCCCATGTACCTTGGCTCTTCATCTCCGAGCGCTCTAAAACGCAAGTCGACCACACCCGACCTAGTGAGGTACGGAATAGAGAGACGTCCTGAGTAAGCTTCATGACCCGTTAACGGATCTAACACGACGCCCAAGCGAGCCTGACGTGCTTGCTCTAGAGAGATTCCCCGTTCTGCGAGGTATTCCTCCGCTTCGTGTATTGCGCTGTGGTAATACTTTGCCGCTCGCGTTAAGGATTCTCTCTGCGATGCTGAGTGCTTCACGAAACTGTACCCCTTCCTTGTTCATGATGAGTGAAAACCCATCTCCTTTTACTTGGCATGCGAAGCAACAGAATACACCTTCATCTGTATTCGCGCTAGCCGAATTATGTGTGTCATCGTGGAACGGACACTTCATAGAAAACCAACCACGACGTGTTGGTACACGAGCACCATAGTGCTCTAAAATCGCTGATATATCAGGCTTTTCCACTATCTATTGCCTTTCGTAAGAGTTCTATCCATACTGATACAGGCATTGTAGCATACCAGTCAGCAGGGTTGCCTTTGCCCTTACGTTTGTGAATCACAGCACCAGTCCAAGCTTTAGCATTAACTGTTTCAACTTCTAGTTCTGCTAACCATCCAGCAAGATCTAATTTGGCATGGTTCTTAACTTCGATGCAGACACCATTGATGCCTGAGATATCTCCCTTATCAAGAGTAGCCCCCGCAAGCCTTCTTTCAGCATACGGGAACCACTCTTGCAGGTATTTAACTAAGTCACGTTCTGCTTGAGAACCCTTAATCTTTGACCTGCTTGACATTTAGTACCAACCATTCCTTTGCCAAAAAGCCCAGGCACGCTCAGGCGTACCATAGCGGTGAACGATGTACTTCAGTCCTTTATTCACTTGATATTCAATTGTAGAGTTACGTGGTGTATTAAGTACCTGCGCTATTCCATACGCAGATGAGCGAGGATTCTTAGCCTTGTAGTTCCAGGCAGATTCCTTGCCCCATAGTTTTGCGAGTGCAGACCATTGACGATCTCCATTTTTGAACATTTCATTCACCCGATAACGAGCGAATATCTTTGCTTTAGTCTTGTGATCGATCGGTTGGATTGCGAACAGTTGCTTGCACCCAACCTCTTGGTGTGTCGATTTCACTAACCAAGCACCCACAGCGTGGGGCAAGGTAGCCACAAAAAGTGCAATCGCGGATAGCATTGATACTGTTGTTAGTTTCATCTTTCCTCCGTTGGAGCGGTTGCTTGTGTTCCACAGTCAGCACACTCCATATCTAAGAAATACATCCCTATCGTACCATCCTCATCGAATGTTACTTTAAGGTTCCATAAGAAACTACCACACACACATACCGTGGTTGGTTTACCACGTATATCCATCGCCCGAGTGTAGTCAGGACGTAACTCGGTTATGTCTTTCACTTGCTCTGCGTAACTATTTGTATAGGTAGGCAAGTGTTGATGTCAAGCCTACAGGAGATAGCAAGGGCTTTCTTCGCTATCAAAGTAGCAGCTTGAACTGACTTGATCTTCTTTGTATCCACCGAGTGGAGATACCCAAGAGCGAACGAGCCACCAGAGCCAGCAGCATAATAACCTGACTCTGTACATAAGAAGGACATATCATCACCTATAGAAAACAATTTACCATTGAATCCTAATAAATATTGGAATGAAATTTCCTTCTTATCTTCCCCTTCTAAGTCAAAGCCATTAACCTTAAAGGCTTCAAGCATAGAGGGAATAATAGATTTACCCATGAATTGAATCTCATCACCTTGTTTGTAGACAGGTGGATTCCAGTTGTAAGTCAAGATATCTCCCGGACGAGCATCGCCTGAGATACCTAAAATATATTTACCAATGCGTATAATCTTGGGTGTCTTGGGAGAGATGATGCGCTGGTTATCTTCGGTTATTTGCGAATCGGCTGCCATGACTATAAAGTCTTTGCCTTGTATTCCGACTATTGTTGTCACCAGCGCACTCCCTATACTCTCTCTACGTCCGATACGTTCATTACTTCAGGATTGAATTGGAGCCAAAACGCATCTTCCCCTGAAGCGTTTGCCTTACCGTAACGATTCTTTACAGAGGCGACTGCCAAAAATCCTGGAGCATTTGAACCCACAGTCAGAATTAATGCTGGTAACTGAGCAACCATTCCCTGCAGCGCAGAGCGTGGTTGGCACGGATTTCCAGGATATGACTCTTTCGTGTGGTGTAGTACTAGCACCGCAGCATTGGTGTCACGGGCTAGATATTTGAGTTCCTTAATGGTAGAACGCATGCCAGCGAATTCTTCTCCTGAATCGTTAGCAACATCCATTAAGTTATCGACAACGATGAGTGTAGGAGAGCATCCCCATAACTCCTCGAATGCCAATACTTCATTATCTAAATCAGCCAAAGTCGGGGCTGACTCAAAGGACCAAAAGATATGTCCTGATTGTTCGTTAATAATCTTTCGTGAGTTATCTACATCTTCAATTAACATCTGCTCTGCTTCTGTTTGGTTACGTCCAGTAATCATAGACAACAGTCGCATAGCCATCGTGTGAGCATTAGTATCCGCGCTAACGTATAGCGTTGGGACTTTTGATCTCAACGCTATCGCTAGTGCAAGTGTTGATTTGCCAACACCAGGAGTGCCAGCAATCATGGAGACTTCTGCTCGGCGTATTACAACCTTGTTGGTATCAAAGGTACGGAAAACCGTAGGTAACGGCTCACCGCCAATGTCTTTGCTACCAACAGCACGAGCAAGAGTTCTCATAGTTTAGAACGAACTCCATTCAGGATCGTTACGGCGGATCCATTGTGGTTCGCATTGATCAGGTGTTCCCTTAGGTGAAGGACACATGTATGCCTTCCAAGGGCCTTTAGCTCCTGCACCTGTGCGAGTTTGCATTGGACCATGTTTACATGCTCTACCAACAGGTGCGGTAGATGGTGTAAAGGTTTGTGTTGGAGCAGGTGTTACGCCTAGTGGTGCTAGGTTTGCAACTGCTTGTGCGATATTGGTAGGCGCACCAACGAGTGAACTAGCCATAGTGGTGAGCAGTCCATCTGCATCCACGCTGCCTAGCGCTGAGTCAAGGTTAGCCTTGAATTCAGCAAAATTATCTCCGCCAATAACGAAGATACGACCATCAGGAAGTTTGCTACTTACCTGATATTTCGATACGGTCATTTGCTTTCCTTTCTTGTTAGGTTACCGTTAAGCCATTTACAGTGAGAGATTAATCCACATCTGCCACAACTATTCAGGTTGGGCAAGAATATGTCAGCCTTACGTGCTTTGTCAAAACCATTAAACATATCCTCAATACGTTCAGGAGATAGGTGGTCGATATTCCACAAGGATATGTGACCGGTACGTGCATCCCAAAAACCAGCCTTATCGACTGATATACCTTGCTTATCTAATGCCCAAGCATAGACAGCAAGTTGAAGGGGGTGTCTTTGGGATGACGCACCAGTTTTGATATCGACGAGCACACGATTCCCGTCGAAATCAGTCAGTACGCGATCGATGGCTAACTTGACCAGAGTATCGCCAACAGGTATCTCGTACTGTTTCTCGATAAAATCTTCGTATACAGACCAGCCTTTATCAGGGTACATAAAGTCTGTCCAACGCTCCAACATCCATCTACCTTCGCCATACCACCAAGAGATATCTTCTCTACTGCGGTATTCCCAAGTATTCATGTCACCATGAAGCGCTTCATCTTCTTTAATCTGTTGGAACCATACTTCATTCCACAGTTCATCTAAGTTATTAGTTGTGCCTACTTCGAATTTGTCCCACAGTTCTGTGGCTTTATGTACAGCAGAACCACCTGTGAACCATACTGCATGTTTCTCAGGAACTTGCTCTACTTTAGTTAGATAGTATTTCCAACCACATTCCTGCCAAGTATTGAAGGAGGAATAGGATATATGTTTAGGTAATTGTTTGCTCATTCCCAAAGACTATCCCAGTAAGGACAGTCTTCGCAAGTTGAATCACAGTAATCGCATTCGTCTAGCTCTTCCCAGCCCAGCCAGTCCCCTTGAAGTGGATCGGATTGGCCGAAAATACTTTGAATAAAACGTTGCCACAATGAACGCATTTTATCTCCTGAACATTCTCAAACGGAAGGGTTAATTCTTGGACGGTATCACAAGTCCTACATTCGTAATCGTACGTTGGCAATTTCTCTCCTATATGCCTGAACCCCAGATTCTAAGAAATGCCCCCCCTACCCCCCATAAAAATTATGGTGAGTCAGGGAGGCTAGGTTAGGCTATGCCGTCACCCCGTCATCTGAAGTTTCTGCCCCACGGTTTCCCGCAGGGGAAATATATCACAAGATTATGGTTATGCAAATGCAAAAAGACCCCCCTTCCTAAGGTGATTACCTCAGGTTGGGGGGTTTAGTGTCTTAAAACAGCCTTAGAAGGCGTTTAAGGAGTGTTATAGGGCTTTAGTTAGAGCTACGACCGAACTCTGTGGCGGATGGATCAAGCCACTTTAGCACTGGGCCTAGGAAACCTGCTAGGGCTGCTGTTGCTAGCACCTTCAGGTTAGTTTCTCCAGCAAGGTATAGTGCGACTGCAGCGGATGCTGCGGCGCGGAACCAAGTAAGAGATACTTGTTTGAATTGCTCCATTAGATTGCCTTTCGTTTGATATGTACAGGGCAGCAGTTACACACTGCTACTGGTACAGAGAGTACCACTTTTTTCTTAGGTTGGGGGGCGAAACTAGCCAAGACTTGATTCAGGACTTTAGGCTGGTTTACCCACCAGAACCAAGGACTAGTGTCATTAGCCTTATCAGCGTTGATAGAAATATGGAGATGCTTAGTGTGAGGGTTACTGCCACTATAAGGGCGATTGCCAGACTTAGCCTTATCACGGGACCAGATTTTTTTATTAAATATAAGATAAGAGACTCGTTCGTCCTCTTTAAGTTTTTCAAAAATAACGGCACAGTCAACCCCTCTATCAGGGTTATGGGTTAAATCAACCGCGAGACCAGTATTGTGGTCCGAATTCGGGTTCAAGCGTTGATGGGCTAACGACGGCAATAACCCGTCTGACAGTTTCTTTCGTTTCGGCCACAATGCTGTCGCTTGCCTCAGAACAGCAATAGCAGCAGGACTTGCTGATTTCACAACAGGTTTCATTGTCCCTCATTTCTTTAATACTTCCTTGACTAAATCAGTTAATAGGTCAACTTTATCTTCTAATAAATTAACTTTATCTTTAAGACTAGAACCTCCATTAGGACGCAGTTCATAGAGATAATGTTTAACAAGCCAGCGAACGATTCCTGCAAAAGATGCTGATATAGAGATTATGGCTACAATTAACGCAGCCCAATCCACGGCGCTCACTATAAGACCGTTCTAACTGTGATGGATAGCAACCCTCCAAAACCGTCAAAACGTTTTGAAGGAGGGGTTACACGGGTGAAATTGATACGTTCAATCAAGGCTTGTACTCGCTCTCCTGTAGTGAAGTCCTGGACATTGATTATGTCGCCAGCTGCTTCGATATCTTCTAGTGTTTGAATACGCTCCCACGCACGGCCTTCATAACCAGTCAGCACATTGTAACGATCGGTTTCCACGTCGTAGCACCACACAGGGAATTGAATCAAGCGTTGGCGCTTAGTTGCTGGAAGAGCTTTAGATTGGTAGCCCTTAAATATAGGACCCAAACTGGTATTGCTTGCGCTACGTGAGAGCGTAAACTTATAGGAGATAAACTCTTGTGGACCTACAGGGCTGCCTGTAGCAGCCTCAGGAGTGCCTACAGAGGAGTTGTAAGTGATGACTGTAAATAGATTATTAGATGAATCTATAGTCTGGATATCAATAGCACCATTAGTTACATCAGCACGCCCACGAAGGAACTTGTAATTCTTAGGTTCAAGAGTTCCATACCGGATAGCACCTGTTTGTAGGTATCCAGTAGAGCGGAGAGTAGATGCTGACTCAAAATAGATTGCTCCATCAGTGCTATTGTATGCTGTACAGAAAGCCAGACGATTAGTTGTACCGATAAAGCTAACAGCAGTAGTTCTGTGAACCGCAGCTTGAGTAGTTTGCAAATCGTTTGCATAAGCAAAACGCAAAGTCTCACCCTCGATAGTTTGGCCAAGGTCGATACGGATTAGACCAGCGTCAGTAGCTCCAATACCTGTTGTAGCCCATACGAATCTGTCACGAGCAGTAATGTCATAAACTGGCTGTGATGTTTCTACAATCAAAGGTCCATAGCTCACAGAACCATCTTGATCGTTTACAGCAGCCACGCGAACACCACGGTTGGTTCCAATAACCATGTAGCCTAGGTAATAGAAAATCTTATGTACAATCTCTCCAGGAGGTAACTCAGCAGCTACAGAAGCCTGCGTAAGGGTAGGCATAGCACCGCTAGTATTTAGGGTGTACTTCTGGATAGTTGAGTAGATACCTGAGTGGCCAGCTGTGTAGATAGCAGGACCAGACGCAGTAATACTTGTATACACATAGTTAGTGTTAGGATTGGTGTATACAGGGCTTGGCAAGGTTGTAGCTACAGGTGAAATCTCATATACAGCATTGTTAATACAAGCTACAATACGGTCCTTTACGAACTCCATCTCAGCAGCTGTGACTGTAACGCTTGGGTTTGTAAGCATTGGAGTTGATGGCAATCCAGCCCCATCAGATAATAACTTTTTGTTAAGTTCTAGCTTGCCAGAAGCAATATCGTTTGTGACCCAGTAGGCATACTTACCATCATCACATACAGCATATACAGGATCATCTAGACCAGCATTGTAGTCAACCCAGTGAACTACGTTTCCACTAGAGTCAATACGGTCAATGTCAAAGCCATCATGGAATAACACGCCATCATAGGTAGTACCACCGCTAGTCCATTGAACTGAGCGGATATGTTGTTCTGCTTTTACTCCAATAACTGTAGTAGATTCGTGAATATTAGTTGTCTCTTTTAGAAGAGTTACCTGACCTTTGGTCCAGACATTTACACCTTGGCTATCAAAGAATCTGTAGCCTGTAGACTCACCTGAAGATGGGTCAAAGAACTTAATTCCGGAGCCACCATGGAAAGAAGACTGGCTACGGATCCACCAACCTGTAAGAGACTGCTCGCCAGGTTCACGAGAGTTATCAAACTGATCCTTACGATAAGGAGCAGTCTCTCTTTGGTATGGGTTAGAATCAGTAGGAGCCATGATGAATGGCACACCACCAATGGCTACATCGTAGTCCTCAGCGTTATTGGTCCATAGACCAGAAGATGCTGGATTACCGACATTAAGGGGAATATTCTCGGTAATATCAGGGGTAAACGTCACCTTAGCTCCTTAAAGTTAAGAAAGTAGTAGCTTTGCTTCTTCTTCAGTAATGCCTAATTTGTCAAGAAGTGCAATTCTTTGATTCTTTTTTTCTTCAATAGATTCTTTTAATTCATTGTAAAAGGCTTCATCTGCAAGAACTTGTTCAAATTCTTCATCTGTCATTTCCCTTGTTACAATGCTTCCATTGTTATTAATCGTTATTAAAGGTTTCATTTATTTCACCCCATAAACATAAAGTGTTCCTGCGTTGTAAGACTTACCACCTGAATCATTTGCAAATGAAACTGTTGTCAATGCGCTTCCTGTATAAGCAACAACATATCCTGAAATCATGTTGGCTGGTGTGCCCAGTCCTTCCGTTCCTGTCTGAACTACATGGATTAGTTTGTGCCCTGTAGTAGTGTAAGGATTATGTATTTCCATCCATGCACTACCAAAAGAACCTTGATTCATATTGCTGACATATGGAAATGCAATTTTTGTTGCAGCAGCATCACCATAAACAGTATCAGAAGCATGTGTGTAAGCACCTGAACCTGTGATTCTGTAGTTAGTCCCTGAATCATTATTAAATCTGCATGTGTGATAACCATTTCCACCACCCATTGACCAATTGTCAAGATGTAAAATTAATTTTTTATATCCAAGTGCAGATGAAGGAAGCGTTACTGTGACAGTATTTCCTGAAAATGCTGTTGTGCTTTCTAATGTTATTGAACCACCACCACCTGCAGGGGCAGCCCAACTTGGAATTCCACCTGAAACAGTAAGAACATTTCCTGTGCTACCAATACCTAGTCTTGCAGGTGTGTTAGCACTAGACGCATAAATGATGTCGCCTGTAGTGGTTGTAAGTGTCTTGGCTATGTAATCAGAGTTATGGTTATGGCTTGTTCCAGACTTACCGTCTATCTGAGTTTGGATAGCTGAACTTACCCCGTCCAAATAACCAATTTCGGTAGCACTCACCGTGGACGGGGCTGGTGCGGCGCTTGCTAGATCTCTTGCTTTTGTCATTGGTTTCCTTTACTTAGTTAAGAGCTGCAATCTCGTCTGCGGTTAGACCGAGTGCTGCTAGTTTAGCCTCGGCGCTTGCCTTAGCATCTGCCTTAGCCTGTGCTGCTGCTTCCTCTGCTGCCTTGATTTCTGCAAAGGCTGCTGCATCTGCCTCACGCTGAGCAATCTCTTCGGCTGTTAGTTCTACCTCAGTAGTTACTCCAGTTGAGCAGTCTACGATTAGTTTATGGGTCATTATTTTCCTTTCGTTATGAGTTCTTGATTCCGTATAGTGTGGCGGTTGAGTATTGAACAAGGCTGAATCCATCAGCCGATATAGTAATAGAAGTAATTGC